CACCAAATACACGGTCCCCGATTCAGGATCCACGGCCACAAGATCAAAGGGACATTGAGGGTCAACGCTTTTAGCTACGTACATACCAATCTCGGTCATCGCAGCGATGGCCTTGTGTTCTAGTGCTGCACCTTTTGCTGCTTTGCTAATTTCTTTTGAGTTTGTAAATCTCATCTACGTAGTTAAAAGTTACCTTTCCGTTTATGTGTTGGGTGTGTTTCGCCTTGCATGTCATACACTGATAGACTCTTTGATCATCAGGTATAACCAGCCTTATAAAAGGCACATAGTTCTCGCACTTTTCACATATGCCTAACGTGATTTCTACGGGGTCTTCGTACGTATACTTTGACATTATTTTATACTACCCCAGTTCTCTCCTTTTTCATAGTCGACTTTATTCGGGACCTCGAGCCGTACCGCTTCTTCCATAATTCTAACAACTCGCTGTGCCTCTTCAGTGCTTGATATTGAGATATCAAGTTCGTCATGAACTTGAACATGTGGAATCACCCCCTCTCGATATAATGCGATCATAGCTTGTTTTGTTTGGTCAGCAGCTGATCCTTGTATTAATTTATTTAGACCTCGATAAAGAAACGATCTTTGAACCATACCTGGCCCGTACTCTGCTTCGGCTTCCTCTTTACCTTTGATAGGTTTTGCCACGTTAAATCCATGCGGCTCCCAATATGGAAAATGTAATTTTCTACCGCCTAGTGTTCTAATAGCCCCTGATTGATTTGCTCTTGTTTCTACTTTTTTCTGAAGTTGTTTTAGTACAGGGAACATTTCATGATAGTCTTTCCAAATTCTTTCTGCTTCGAGTTTCGTTAAGCCAAGCTCACCCATTAATTTATTCTTACCCATTCCATACATGATGCCTAAGTTAATTCTTTTTGCTTGCTTACGTGTTATCTTAGCTATATCTGCAACAACCTGGTGAAAGTCTGCGTCGCCAGTTTGATAAGCAGCTTTTAAAATTTCAGAACCTTTAATCTCAGATAAAATAGCAAAGTGAACTAGAATTCTAGGCTCTTGTTGACTGTAGTCAAAACAGCCCCACTCATGTCCCTCTTCTGGTAAAAACAATTCTCTAATTCTGTTCTTACTAGGTATCTGTTGTAAGTTAGGGTTCCTATAACTAAACCTTCCTGTTATCGTACCGCCTGCATCAGAACGCAATTGATTTATATCTGCATGTATTCTACCGTTTCTAACATGTTTTTCTAATGACTCTATAAAACTTGATCTAGCTTTGTTTAACTCTCTTATCTCAGCTATACTAGACACGATAGGGTTTGTATGTGTAGTCAAAAAGTTTTTTGTAAAACTTGGAGCGCCTGTTTTTGTTCTGTCATATTTTATATCTAGCTTGTCAAATACTTTTTGTATTGATGCGGCAGCCCAAACCTCTACATCTATACCTGTTTGTTTTTTTATATTTTGTAATAAAAATTCTTCATGGGCAGCAAAGTCAGCCCTCAATTGTGCGGCTTTTTCCTGGTCAAAACGAACACCCTTAAATTTCATGTCGACTAAACACGGAAACAAATCTGATTCCATTTCAACAATTCGTGATATATCTTCTTCGTCAATTAGATGTTGAAAACGTTTAAACAATTCGTAGGTTATATCCGCGTCTGCTTCTGCATAATTACCAACAGATGCAGCAGGTAGTTTCCACATCTCTGCTTTTGCATCAACGCCCCAAGAGTCTGCTTCTGCTTTTAGTATTTCTTCTTTTTTTGTTTGTCCTATGTATTCTTTTGCTACAGAATTTAAAGTATAAGAGTACCTATTCTCATCCAACAAACCAGCAATCAACATTGTGTCTTGTATTCTGCCTTTTAATTCTATGCCGCTAGCTTTTATCCAAGACACATCATACATCGCATTGTGAAAAACTTTTGTAGAATCCGTGTCTGCTACATTTTTCTTGAACCATTTCCAAACAACTGAAGGATCTAAGTTTCCCCCTGCTTCATGCGCTATAGGGAAGTATGCTTTGTAGCCAGGCACAGCCACAGCTATGCCGACTACCTCTCCTTCTCCTCTAACAGCCCCAGACCCTAATGTTTTTAAGTCTGGATCTTTTGTCTCTAAGTCAACTGAAACTATTGGTTCCTTTGTAAGGTCTTTAAATTCTTGCTGGTTCCAATTTGTGTCAGGTGTAAATAAGGTTTTCACTTATACTCTTCCTTTAGTTTGTTCAAAAACCAAATAGCTTTGTCTAGATCTTCTATTGGTTTGCCTTTGTGCTCATGGCGCCAAATGTATTTTATTGCTGAACCTTGAAGATAATATTTAAAACCTTCGCCTTGGCAAGATTTAATGGCATCAATACAACCTATGTCTCCTTTGTTATAGTGGGAGGGAAAATTCACTGGATCGTGTTTTTTCATACATTACCTCCTCCATTTTTATCTGCTCTTTCTCTAGGTCTTGCCATAAAGACAACAACGGATAAGAGTTCTCAAAATTCTTAGCAAGAATAATATGCAAAGTCTCTTTGGTTCTTGTAACAGCAACGTATTGCTTTCTATGCACCTCTCCTCCGCCTCTTCTCATCTGTAAAACTTCAGGGTAAGCAATGTCTGAAAACAAAATTACGTGATCAGCTTCAGCTCCTTTTATCGTACTGATGGTAGAAATCCTTATAAGAGCAGGGTCTGTAAGTTCCCGGCCAGAATCCTCTATTTGTTTCATGTACTGCCTATCTTCATCAGATATTTTAGCAATACAATCGTACCACGGTCCGCGCACCAATAACCCAAAGTTCTCCATGCACTGTTCAATAGTATACTCTTCAAGATCGTCCGGTGCCTTGGCGCCAGTTTTATATCCTCGCTTTACCGCGGTCCCCGTTTCAAGATACTTGTACAGTTCTTTTATCTGAGCTCCAGATAAAGTTTTACCACTCTTGTTCCATCTTTCCCAGGTTGTTATAACCTCAACCAAAGACTCTTTCAAACCACTAGACTTAAAAGAATCAAACCTTAGTCCCGCATGTCGCAATGAGATCTCTGCAGACATTAAAGGTTTTTTAAAAGAACAAAGAACTAATACGCTTTCGTTTTTATTTGACCATTCTTTAATTAAAGGAATGCATTCGTCAAAAGTCCACTTAACATCGATTGTAGATTCACCTTCCTGTTTAGGTAGATACATCTTTTTAACTCTTCCTTTATCTTTCTTTATTATTTTTTCTGCTAAAGCATGTGGTCCTTTAGGAACTCTGTGAGAACTTTGAAGTTCTATAACTTCGTCACACTGGTGTACTAAAGATCTAAATTGATTAACGTCTGCTCCAGCCCATTCGTAAATAGCTTGGTCGTCGTCGCCTGCAAAGTAAACTTCTTCAAGACCAGACTCAGCCATCATCTTTTTAATGCAATCCCATTGCAACGCACTTAGGTCTTGGCACTCGTCCACAATTAAAATTTTAAACTGTGGTGTAACCCCAGCAGGTAGTTCACAAAACTTTATTAAAAAATCGTTGTAGTCATAAAGATAATTTTCTTTTTTATATCTTGCGTACTCTTCGTTAATCTTTTCTAGAATTGATCTTTTAATTTTAAAGTCCAGTTGTTCGTTGTTAAAGTATTCCATGACAGGAATTTTTTTAACAGTTGCAACTTGTATTGTTCTTAAATAAGGATTGCTTGTTTTTAAATTACCTTCTTTGTCAGTCGGTGTTTCCCAAACAATACCCTTTTTAAAATCATGATAGTTTACTGGTATTACAGCACCCATTGATGCATAGTCTGCATCTGTCATTAAGTTATCTCGTAACTCTGGAACGTGTGCATAGCAAAGTGAGTGTAATGTTTTAAAGTTTTCAAATTTCTTTTCCGGAACATTTGGAAAAGTTTTTATTGCTCTGTTCTTTGCTTCATCTGCTGCAATGTTTGTAAAAGAAATGTAAGCTATTTCTTTTGGGTCTACACCCTGCTTCATTAATTCTTCTACCTTTCTTATTAAGCTTTCTGTTTTACCAGTCCCTGGTGGACCGATGTAAAAAGTTTTTTTCATTTTTTCTCTCCTTGTGTGCAGGGCCTTACCCTGTTTTTATTTGCAGGGAAAATCCCTGATTCGCTAAATATCTATAAAATAACGGAAAAAGTCAAGTTGAAAACTATTTTGAGACCATTTGAAACTCCATAGAACAAAATAGGACAAAATAGGACAACTATGTACGTATATGTACGTACAGGATATGACAGTGTATAACAGCATATGACAGGAGTATTTGTTAACGTTAGTTAACGTTAGTTAAAAAGGACTCTTGTTATACTCAGGTTTCGAACCTTCAACTTTTTCTTCTACATATGGTTTTATAGAAACCACAAAAATTTTTTTACCTCCTATTAATTTTCTTTTTTCTGATATGTAATTTGGAAGCCTAACTAAAAGTGCTGTAGTTTCTTCCTTAGAATGTTTCCAATTAGATCTAACTAAATAATCATCAAAAGATTTCATTCTAAAATAAGTTACCACAGGTTTGTTATCTTCATTTACTTCTGTATAAGAAACATTGTTTAAAACATCTTCTATCCTATTGCCCGTAGACATTTCTGTTACATAATCTTTTAGATGTTGTTCTAATAAATATGAAGGAGATAAAGAATAAATAGCTTTTATCAATGTTACCTTACCATCAGCAGTCAAAGGAGTTACTACTAACTCCATCCACTTTGCTACAGTTAAACTTTTAGGAACAGGAAAAGAAACTCTTGCCTGCCCATAACACTGTTGAGAAAATTTTGAAGGCGTGAGCCATTCTTCTAAAGTAAGTTTTATTTCTTTACCTTCTACAGAAACATAATAAACAGCAGGGACTGTTTGAACTATTTTTAAATCTGAAATATGCGGTAGGGTAAAATCCGAACCATCTGAAACACCAAACTTACATCCTGAACATTCTCTTGCCTTGCAATGTTCTTCTATAGGAGCATCTTTACATTTGTACTTGTATGTTTGTTTTGCTACAGACTTGATAAGATTATCCACTTCTTGATATGGAAGAGGAGGATTAAAATATTTATTGTTGTATTCCATCATTTTAGTTTGCCACATTCCTTCATCAAACGCTTTTTTACAATACACGCCTACATTATATAAACCGTTGTTTCTGCTTCCTTGACTAAATCCTATCTTTGCTAAATGATTTAAACATGGCGGACCTTTAGGAAATGCCTCTTGCTCTTTAGCAATTGCATTTTTCTTTGCCTTCAAATCAGTAAACTCATCTAATGTTAGAGCTTTTGTGTCATAAAAAGTTTTTAAGTCAGAAGCATCTATGGCATTACCTTTATCATCATACGCATACCTTTGTGTATGCTCTGCATTTACATATGGCATGTTTAAAAAACTACCAAAACCGTCTTCTCTTACACGATCTTGTTTAGGAAATATTTCTACATTTTTTGGTAACCCCAACTCTTTAGCTATTGAACGTAATTTTTCTATCATAGCTGCGGCTGTGACCCATTCTTTTGTAAATAAAAAAACGTGTGCCCCACCGGACTTAGATCTAAATACAATCATTGGCACTTCTAGTTTTTGTATATCATCAATAACATTTTTATGGTTCAGGTCGTATTGATCTATATCTATACAACCCCACCTACAGTCAAGCGTGCCAGGCCTTATAGGTACTAAACCTAAACCACAAAAA